CTTAAAGTCAAGATCGAGCTTTTTAAGTCTCATCTTATTTACGCTATATAGTTCTAGGTATTTGGAGTGGAGTTTAGCCGAATCCCGGGAGGATTCATCAAGTCTCATCTCGTCTATGAGAGAGTCTTTCTTCCACATTTCTAATATTTTTTCTAAGTTATTCATAATGTAATCTCACTGGTTTAAAAATAATCTGTTTTAAGTACTATTATACTACAAATACAGACAAAAGTAAACCTTTATTTTATCTCATAGTATGTATACTTGAATGAAGCATCTGCTTGGAGGTATTCAACATCGGTTTGCTGAGTAGAGAACTCTAAGGCAGACAGTGTTGTAGGGAAACAATCTTTAAATAATATCTCTTTACTCACATTGTTATGTGATGTTAGTATGGATAGTGTTGCATCAAACTTATAGGATTCACCCAGAGGGTCTTTAATGATGTTATGCATCCAGTTAAACATTTCAATGTAGTTATCCATATTCTCTGTTACATTAAACCTAATTGCAAGTGCATCGAAGTTTATTCTATCACCAGTCATGGCAATATTAGTGCCTCTGAAGGGTACATTTGATTCCGAAAGAGATATGCCGGGCAGGGTCACTGCCGTACAAAAATACTCAAGGTTTGGAAAGCTCTGAGCGCTTACAGCAAAGTGAAACCCTACTGGACTCAAAAAGTTCTTATTGGTTGTTAGTGTCATCTTCTTCCTCTTCAGGATCTTCTACTAGACCCCAGTAATTCCATCTTCCATCTTTGTATATGTCTTCCATAATAGTATTTATAAGGGTTAAAATATAAGGCATAAAAAAAGGGACTCCGAAGAGTCCCTTTAGGTGAATCAATATAACTTAAAATTAAGTCATAAGTCCGTCTACACGGAAGATTCTGAAGTACGGGTTGGCACGATCTGTACCAGCACCTGCTGCAACACCCACGAATGGGTTCTGCTGCATACCGTATCTTGTCTTGAATCCGATTCTAGGCTGGAAGTCATTCTCACCAACGGCTTTAACCATAGTTAAAGGAACGTATGGGCAATAGAATAGACCAGCATCATATGGGTTAGTACCTCTGTAACCAACACATACGAAGTCACCAGTAGCATATGGATCAATATATACTTTGATTCTTCCACTCATAACACCAGCAAAGGTATTACCAGTATCATCAACCTGAAGTCCAGTAGACATTGCAGGAGCATAGTCCATAACACCAGCAGCTGCAATTGCAGAAGCTACGTCAGAAGAAACAACAATAAAGTTACCTTTTCCACGTCTAGTGCTTTTGGCGATCTGATTAGCTTCTCTTTCGATTTGCATAATAAGACCTTTGATCTTCTCAACCATCCAACGACCGTCACCATCTGTGTCAACATTAAACGCACCTTTAAGAGCAACGTTTGAAGTCAAAGCACCAATAGTAGCTTTCTTATAGACAGTTCTAATTAACTCTCTGTTGATTTCCGCAAGGATTTCAGAAGAAAGAATATTAGCAAGTTCTGCTTCAGCATCTAGACCGTGTACTGCTTTAAGGTCTTGAGCTAATTCCATAGTGTACTCTGCTTTAAGAGCACGTGACTTAGCAGTTACTGTAGCTTTCTCGATTGAGAATGCCATTTCACCAAATGATCCGTCACCAGACTCACCAACACCAAGTCTTTCAGCAGCTGCAGTCGTAAGACCTTCACCGTGAGTAGAGACTGTGTCAGCAGTATCAGCGATACTACCATCTGTGTCAGCATCAAGAACACCAACTAAACCAGTTGGATCTGCTTGATGAGTTCCAGTTCCAGAGAAGTCTGTATCAGCTTCGTTATGAAGAGCTTCAGTTCCACCCTGTGTGCTGTACTTAGACTTCATTGCAAAGATAAGACCAGTAGGTCCAGTCATTGGCTGAACGCCAGCGATATCATAAGCGATGAGGTTAGGCATTGCACGTCTTACCAAAGAGATAAGAACGGGATCAAAAGTAGCCATGTTAGCGCCACCGGCGCCTGAGTTAGGTGCAGCTGCTTCAGAGATGAAGTTTCCGCCCATATTTGCGGCATCTTCGCGAAGTGCCATTTCTTGGTTTTCCAACAATCTGGCTACAGTAGCCTTCTTGTACTTGTCTTGAATACTAGGTACGTCACCGTGTTCTAGTACTGGAGACCATTTTTCCATTAGATTTGTATCTGAATTAAACATTTTATGTTTTCTCCTATTAGATTACTTGTTAAATTTCGAGATTGCTTGTGTATATCTTGACATAACATCACTAACTTCGGTTTGAACCTCGTCAGTACCTGCAATGCTTGATAGTTCATCTACTGATTCACTAATTGCTTTTGTGAAGTATGACTCTTTAACAACTCTAACTTTCATTTCAAAGTTATCTTTGTTATCGAATTCAATATCTTCAACCAAAGCGCCTAGCTTCTCAGCTTCTGTGTCGGCAAGCCCTGAAGATTGTTCTCTTACTATATCAGCTCTTTCCAAAGTTTGGACCGATTCATGTAGTTTGATATTATCTTCTGTGGTTTTGTTTAATGTAACTTCCAGTTCAGCAACTTGTTCGGCGAGATCGTCTACCAAATCAACTTTACCTTCGGGTACATCGATATAATGTTCTTTGAACACTGATTGTAAAGAAGTCATAAAGTCTTCAGCAATTTCAGTCCTAAGACCTTCGGTTACTGCAACTTCATTAGTCTCCATCCAGTTAGAAACAACATAGTTTAAGTAGGAATCAACCTTCTCAACTAGTTCACTCTTAACTTCGGAAACCTCTTCTTCGAGATTCTGCGCGTACTCAGTTTCAAGTCTGTCCATTTCTTGAGATAGCTTACTAGTAAGTACTGCCTCAAAAATTGCACCGGCTTTGCCACGGAACCCATCAGATAAAGTAGCTTCTTCAGCGATTACAGCATCTAGGTCTTCTGAGAAGTCAACGGACTCAACTTTAGCTTTCGCCTTAAGTTCGTTTTTCTTCTGAGGAGCGGCCTTAATACTCTTAGCAACGGATCCATCATCTTCGGATTCATCGACTTTCGCCATTTTAGCATATATTTTCTGCGCATCTTCTTTTCTAGCTTTCTTCAACATATCAACTGCTGCTTGAATAACTCCAGCTTTGGTCTTCGGAATAGAAACTTCTTTGACTTCGGGTTCTTCGTCTTCGTCTTCTGCATCATCTGCAGATTCCTCGACTTCTTCTTCCTCGTCATCTTCGTCTTCTTCTTCTTCTTTTACCTTAGCTTCATCAAGAACTTCTTCGTCTTCAACTTGTTGGTCTTCAACGAGCTCGTTCTCAAGCTCTTCAGCATCTTCTGATATGCCATCGACTGCTAGATCATTTTCTAGTTTATTTTCGTCTTTTGACATTTTGTATTCTCCTATTAAGAATTTACAAGTTTAGAGAGGAAATTCTTAAAAGCTTTAATCTCAATATTAGCAGAGCCAACACCTCGAGCTTCTTTTATTTCAGTCTCAATTTCTTCAATGTCTTGTGGACAAAGTATTCCGTTGTTCCATACCCATTCAACACCTTCCATGATTCCATTGACAAACGCCTCTGGAGCCGAAGGGTCTTGAACGATATCCACGGTAGAAAGCATAAAATCCTTTCCAACGTGCGACACACCTTGTTTATTCACAAGAGTTCCCATACCACGACTTGATACACCAAGCTTTACTCCACCTTCTAACAAACCAGTTACGATATTGCCCATAGGGGTGTTCAGTATTGATGCTTTTCCTATAACATCACTTCCCTCAAATCTGAGTTCTGTAATCTTATGTGAAACTTTGTCAAGATTAATAGTAGGGCCTTCTGGATGATTTAACTCACCGACTGCTCTACCTGTCTTGACTTGTTCTGTTACATATTTATCAACGGCACCTTCTAGGATACTCTTATCGTATATCCGTCCGTTTCTATTCTTTTTATCGGCCTGCATAAACACGCCTTCGATGACATATGTACTGCCACCCTTTTCGGTCTTTTCTGTAATAACCTGAAGGTTACTATCATGATACTCACTTATTAGTCTCATTATAGTTTATCCTATATTTACTCTTCTGAATCTGTATCAGAAGGTTTGCCCATAGTAGACGCAATTGAGATTTTCTCTGCATCTAAAGCGGCCTGTAATTTAACTGCAATAACATTATCGAATGCTTTACCAGCACCTATGTTATCACCTTTTCCTACCTTATCAATGATCTGTTCAATACTCATTATTTAATTCTCTCCTAGTATATATTTATAATATTTTAATAGTCAACGTCATCTTCATCATCACCCATCAACTCTTTTTCGGCTGTGATCTGTTTTTCCATCTCTTTCATGGAATCATCGTCCATTTTAAGAACATTCTTAGCGATCCATTCAATAGAAACATACTTACCAGCGTATTCATCTACTGTACCCAACATATCAAATCTTTCTCGCATCATTTCAGATTCTTTCAATTCTGCAAAATAGTTGTCTTCTATGTAGTCATATGCAATATATGTCTTCCACTCATTCCAATCTTGTTCAGTAATAATACCTTTAAGAATCAACTGAGTTTTTAATAGTTGATTAAATACATCACTGAATCTCTTTCTGAGTCTATCAATGAACTTCTTAAATTTAATCTCATCCCTAGAGATTTCATTACTTCTGCCTAGAGTAAACTGTTGTTCTTGTTCTAGTCTACTAATAGGAACATTCAATGACTTATACAATCTCTTTTGAAAGTATATAATATCATCAATCTGTCCTAGGTTTTCACCACCGGGCAATGTAGTAATTTCTGTACCCCTACCACCTTCTCTACGCGGCAAGAAGAAATCTTCCAGCATTGACATATGCTTTCTATCGTCTTTAAGGTCACCAGTATTAGCATCATATACTAATTTGTTTCTATACTGGCTCATAATACCCTTGAGGTATTCTTCTGCCTTACCCTTAGGTAAGTTACCAACGTCAATGTAAAAGATTCTACGCTCTGGTGCTCTACTGATTCTGTAGATAACCAAAGAATCTTCCATCATCCTTAATTGGTTAACAGGCTTAATTGCTTTATGCAAGTAAGATAAAATTCTTTTCCTAGTAGGATCCAACATACCAGAAGTTGCATAACATATAGCATCTGGATGTATCTTAATCCCTTGATTAGAAGCATTCATTTTACCATCTTGAAACAAGAAGTATTCTTGCTGCTTCGTAATTATCATTGCACCAGTCTTGGCGTCTTTTTCTTCTTCTATCTCTTTGACCTTTCTTAACATAGTAGGGTCAATATATCTTAATTCTTTAATACCATTCTTTGGAGACTTATCATCTATAATAATGTGATAAGGTAATCTTCCATCAACGTACCACTTTCTGAATATATCATGTGCATACGAATTGAAATTTAGTAACTGTAATATTGTTTCAAACTCGTTCTTAACAGACTCTTTAATCTTATCCGAAATTTCTAATTTGTCCAGAATTAAGTTTACTGGAGCTTCATCGTTGTCGCCCACAATAGACTCATTAACAATGTCCTCAATAGCAGCATCGGTTTCTGGTTGAGCTGCAATATCTCTATACTTAAATATTAAATCAACTTCATTCTTGGCTTTATCTCCATCTAAATCAAGATACGCACCAAAGTGGCCTCCAGCTTGAATAACGCCAGAACCATCTTCTTCTGTATCGGGTACAAATGAAGGCCTAATAGGTTCTACATTTCCCTTTCTCTTTATTTCAAAACCAAAAAAATCGGCCATATATATTTCCTCAAATAATATCAGGAGGGAATCTAATCCCTCCTTCTATTATATTTATACACCTAATTATGATGTAGTATTGGACTCCCAATACTGAACTTGTAGTTCAACCGTAAACTCTTCGATCTGGTTTTCAGAATCATAAGAGAGTTCAATTGCACTCAAGTTAGTTGGGAAAGTCCCACGGATATCATACTTCTTAGTGACTTCTCCAGCTTTATTTAATTGTTCTACAATCATGTCAGCTTGATAGTCAGTAGGATTAGATAGTCCTGTATTTTCATTATGGTTGTTGATACCGTTCATCCATCTTTCAAAAGCACCACGAACACTAAAGTCAACATCGTTAATAACTGTTATTGACCATGGCTCGAATGTTCTGTCACCTGCAATCTGTAATTGTCTACCACGGAAAGGAACCATGATAGGACTAATTATAGAAGCAGGCATCTGAGCACCCTTCACTAAGAAAGAAGTTAATTCAACATCACCTTGTGCGTAACCAGGAAAGTTACAAGTAACCTTGAACATGTTAGCACGAGCACCGCCACCCACTAATTTGGATTTAAAATCATCTACGCCTAAAATTGCCATTTTCTATTCTCCCTTATACGCCAGAGATTTCAGAGAAATCTACGCCGGTTCTTGTTGCCACAAAGTTTAGATTAATGAAGTTAATAGACCTTGCAGGCTTGATAAAGATATCAGCCACAAAACTATTAGTATCAATAACTTGACCTGTGTTGTTAGTAGTATCACATATAACTGAGAAGTCTGTTACACCCCTACGTCCTTTTACGTCACGTAAGAATGGTTCAACCAAGTTTCTGAATTGTGCGCGAGTAAACTCGTCATTGAATTCAAACAGTTGAGCTTCTGCAGCAGTTGAGATCGCCTTTTCTAAAGTAATGAATAATCGTCTAACATTGATTCTATCGAAAGCAGATGGTCTCTTCAACAAAGTTTTATCTCCAAACAAGATAGTTCCCTGACCTGGTAATGATACCAGTGGGTTACATCTTGCTTTGTATAGAGTATCTCTATTAGCTTTGCTAGGGTTATATGCCAACTTAGTAATACCTAGTAGTTGACCACGATTAACACCAGCTGGTGAGAACCATGCATCTGCTACGTTATCAGTATTAGCACATAGACCAGCAACATGGCCGGCTGCACCAATCCAACGATACACATCATTATACTTGTCATATACATAAACTGCAGAAGAATCCACAGAAGCATATGAGGTTGAAGTTAGTCCTGCAACCCATCCACTAACATCAGTGGTTGGTACGGTTGCATCTCTCGAATCTTCAATAGGTGGAGATACGAATGCCATACAGTCTTTTCTACCTTTTGCAAGAGTAATAAGACTTTCTGCAATTAATTCAACTCCGTTAGCATCTGGATATGCAAACAATAAGTTTACATCAACAGTAGTAGAGTCTGCAAACAGATTAATACCTGTACTGATCTCTCCGGCTGTAGGTGAATTATCATCAGTGCCACCACTTAATGAATTTTCAATAGGCGCTGTTACAGTTGTGAATGTAGTGTTTGATGCGATTGTTTCACCAGCATCGGTTAATCCAGTTGGAACACCGATATGTCTGATATACTTAGATCGTGCATTAATCACATCTTTGTAGTAGTTAGAAGTTCCATCAGAACTTTTAGCATCAGAACCCTGTGAAACAAATTCAAAGGTTTCTAATATAGTTCCATCTTTGCCTGACCACGCTCCGTTTATATCCACAACGACGATATGCATCTCATCGGCCGCTGAGGTTTTACCTAAATCTGCAGCGTAATCAGAAGTCCCAGGGACATCGGATACGTTATCTTTATATTTAGGGTGTGTTGCATCGGATGGTGCCCATGCGGCATATGCAGTTGCATTAGCCGGACATACCGATACTCGGATACTATTACCTAAGACGCCGGGATATTTAGCTACCCAAGCTCCTTGTGAAATACCCGATAAGGCTTCATAATTAGTGTCATTTCCTACAAAGAGTCCGCCACCTACTGCTGTAGCATTCACATGCCCAGTTTTAGTTCTGACTACCTTGAGAGCTGCACCGTACTTCAAAAATGATGCTGCCGTGAGGAAATGTTTATATGTGTTAGAATCTGGTGTTCCGAATGTCTCTGCTAGTTCTTTCTCTGAAGTTACAGTTACAATCTGAGCTACCGGACCCCAATTAAATGACCCAGTTGTCCCGCCTATAGAAGTTGATACTGCAGGGACTACCCCTGTTGCATCGATTTCATTGACCTGAACTCCCGGTGATACTTGAAATGCCATCGCTTTATCCTCTCATTGAGTTAGTTAATATGTTGTTCATAATACGAATTTAAATCCGTATTTTACGAATTTTCACTACTATTATTTATAAATAACCACATCCTATCGTAACAACTTGTCGAATGCGTCACCCTCAAACCAAAGGTTATCATCGCCCATTAGTTTCTCGCCCTTAGGTTTTTCAATAGTATCTGGTATAAATCCAAATGGTAACATATCATCCTGTATTGCTTTTAGTCTTTCTTTATATAACATATCTTTCATATTAATATCTGATATGCCTTCAAATATATCTGTAGTAACAAACCACGCGAACATAACTAAATTCATCATTAAATCGTCGTGGTTAGACCCTACTGCTTGATATGATGTGCCTTTACTTACAAAGGTACTCATTTCTATAATAGTATTAGAATCTTTGATAACTAGCTTACGCTGTTCTATTAAGTCCTTTATAGTAGAACAACCAATCCTTTTAACTCTCTTGGTCATTGTCGCGCCAAGAGCATTAGCCTTAATAGATGATTCTACAAACATATTCTCATATTCTAAATCATAGTATAGACCGTTACAAACTACACCACCTTGGTCATTACTTTCCACAATCACATATGCTTCATTATAGTAGTTAGCATATTTATATATTAGATCGGGTAGTAGTAGAGGTGATATGTTATTATCCCTAAAACAACAAACTTGTTGGAAAGGTCTTTCCGAAACATCAATAACATTAAATGTAGAGTAGTCTTGTCCTCTACCTTTTGCCACATCCACTGTCATTATATAGTCGTGGTTTTGTTTAGGAGAATCATAAACCCATATGTTCTCTTTATATTCAATAGGTTCTACTGACTGCTGAGCTAGTAAATGGTTAGCATCAATTAGAGTATTACCTCGTCCATGGAATGTATTACCAAATTCTTGTTCAAACTGTAAGGCAGATGTATTAGAAATCGTCTGACGTTTCCATTCATCATCACGTCCTGGAACATCCCACCAATCGACTCTGAAACCCTTATATTCGTTAGTTCCCTGTGATGCTCCTTCCCAGATTTTATGATATACGTTACCTATACCGTTTGCTGTAGAGGTAATAATAACCTTAGTGTCTTTACCAGATGATACAACGGGATATGTAGATGTATAGAATTGTGCGTCATTCTCTACAAATGCAAACTCGTCAAGGAATAATAAGTTAATAGATAGACCACGAATGGAACTACCAGAGGTTGCTGCAGCCATAATCTTAGAGTTATTAGAAAATTCAATAGAACCTTTATTCAATGCTTTACAACCGGGTTGTAAAAAGAATGGTAGATTCTCAAGCATTAATGTTACTCTAGCTAACATCTCTCTAGCAGTAGCGCCCTTGTTAGCGAGAACTGCGATGTTCTTTTCTGGGTGGAAACATGCAAACCACAGTAAGTAACCTACCGATGATATTGATTTACCTGATTGTCTACATGCTAAAACAATAGAGAATCTATTATCATTGAAGTGGCTAAACATCTTTTCTTGATATGGGTATAAGTCAAACGGCACTAATCCCTGATCAAGTGAAATTACTTTCAGATAG